TGGTAGGCACATACGTGCTGTCAGCTAGGTTGGTCACGCTTTGTTGTACCACCAGCTCTTGACTGCCAGTGCCAGGCAAGGCACCTTTTCTCAAGCCACTGTTGAGTATTCTTGACAACACACTGCCAATGCCCGGCGACGGGCTGGCTTGTGTTTTGTTCAGGTTCTGGTTGAAATTGAGATTGTAGTTGTTGGGCTTGGTACGAATGTAATCTACATCATTGGGCAAGCTGTACTGAAAAGTTTTGACCACACAAGGATGATTGTTGAACTGATAGTTGCCCAGACCTGACAGATACACCAAGGGCGGCGGCGAGCCTCGCTCAGCATCTTGTCCGTAGAACATCTTGGTCACTGATCTAAAGAAATGTATCACTGCCAAGAGATAGTTGGCTTCACGTGTGTCTTGTGCGGTGAATGTGCCGGTGATACCAATGTCGCCCACAAAGCTGCTGTTGTAGAAATAGCCTTTGTAGTTGCTGTGTGTGAGAGCTGTGTCTGAATAATTGGCATTGTAGGATGTTTCAATCTTGGGCATGTATGGAAACACCACGCCGCTGGTGCCTGCCAGTGGTTTTAGCACAGCGTTGTTTGAGTCTTTATACAAATACGTGGCGTTTGGTGCCAGTGCAAGTCGCACACGCCAATCTCCATCAGCAGGTGTTTGAAACTGTGCTTGAATGGCACCTTGTTCTCGTGTGAGTTGTGCCAGATACGCTGCTTCTCCTCCTGCAAACTGCCCTGCCCCTGCTGCGAAAGAATTGGTTGGTGTGCCAGCGTTGGAAGGATTGTAGGAACTGCCATTGCCAGGATTCACATTGGGATCAACTGGGGCTGGCTGATTTGCTCCAATGGCGTCTCGAACACTGGCATTGGTGTTGTTGTTAAAATCAGCAGCGGCAGCAGCGGGATCTGCTTCAGTGGGTCTGACTTGTGCCCGGGCAATGGATTCTGCTGGCGTCAGCAACTGCGGCAGTTCAGGATCTACATTAGGGTTTAGTGGGGCTGGGACTCGTGTGACCATTTTTTGTTCCTATACCTTATTTACCCATTTTTTTAACCATGCAGTTAAAGAACCGGTTGACAATTGTTGTATTTGTGCTACAATAAGTACATATCCGGAGAACCCCCACCAATGACGTTAATTGCAAAACCCGCAGCCAAGGTCAACTACCTTAACAACCGTGACATCTTGAAAGAAATACATCTCAGCAAAAACACCTATTGTGCTTTTCGAGACCGTGCCACTGATCATCAGTTTGACATGATCCTTCCTTCAGTGAGCAAAATCAATCAAAAGACCATTGCAGAAGCACGCCGCAATCGTGCTGACCGTCACAAACGTGAAACTGGTCTAGTGATTGACCCTAAAAAAATACCAAATACGGAGGTGGTTTTCCGCATCATGACTTGGGAACACATACCCATGGCGCCCAAGAAAGTGCCCAAAACTGCCACTAAAAAGAAAAAGATTGAAGATATTTTAGACCTAGATGACGTGACGGAAGACCCACTAGCAGACTTGATTGAGGATGTTGTGCTGGATCCTACCCACATGCGAGTGAACTTCCCCCCGTTCTGGCATTACCGTGTAGACGAGGACAAGATGCCTGTGCTGGTGGGCAAAAGCCACTGGCGGGGCGACCTGGACACAGGCGAGTTCAGCAAGGATCATGGCAACATGACACGCAAACTGGCCACTATGTTTATGAAACTGTGCGAACGTTATGCCACAAGATCAAACTGGAGAGGATACACCTACAATGAAGAAATGCGCGGACAAGCCCTGTTACAACTCAGTCAAATCGGACTGCAATTCGACGAATCAAAATCGCAGAACCCTTTTGCGTATTATACTGCCGCTATCACTAATAGCTTTACTCGCATCCTAAACATTGAAAAGAAAAATCAAAACATCCGTGATGACATCCTTGAAATGAACGGCTTGAATCCATCCTGGACCCGACAGAACTCTGGCAAAGCCAGTATGGCTGCCATGTCCGGACCGGTTGTGACTACCTACGAAGAGTAGTATACTAGGTAGATGACAAATCTATTCAAGAAGGCTGCGGTCTTCACAGACATACATTTTGGGTTAAAGTCCAACAGTCAAACACACAATGACGACTGTTTGGATTTTGTTAAGTGGGCCATTGCCACTGCAAAAGAGCAGGGCTGCGAAACTTGCATGTTTCTTGGCGACTGGCACAACAACAGAGCCAGCTTAAATATTGTTACCTTGAGTTACAGTCTCCGGGCCTTGGAGCACATGAATGACAACTTTGAACGGGTATATTTTATTCCTGGCAATCATGATCTTTATTATCGAGACAAGCGCGATATTCAAAGTGTGGAGTGGGCTAAACATTTGCCGAAAGTTCAAATTTGCAATGATTGGTTCAGCAACGGTGACGTTGTCATTGCTCCTTGGCTATGCGGCGATGACCACAAACGCATTCCAAAACTAAAGGGCAAATACATGTTTGGGCACTTTGAACTGCCTGGCTACTACATGAATGCCATGGTGCAGATGCCGGATCATGGCACAATACAGCGTGGAGACTTTGGTGGTTTTGATCATGTGTTTACCGGACACTTTCACAAACGTCAAACTGCCAACAACATCACATACATTGGCAACTGCTTTCCGCACAACTATGCTGACGCAGGAGACGATGAACGTGGCATGATGATACTTGAATGGGGCAAAGAGCCAGAGTTTCATGCTTGGCCCAATCAACCAAAGTACAGAGTGTACGGTCTTGCTAACTTGATTGACAATGCTGCCTCTTTGTTGAGTCCCAAGATGCATGTTCGTGTGAACTTAGACATCGAAATCTCATACGAAGAAGCCAACTTCATCAAAGAAACTTTTATTCGAGATTACAGCCTGCGTGAGATGGCCCTGATACCCAACAAGACTTCAGGTGTGGATGTAGATCTTGCGCCAGGTGATGTTAAGTTTGAGTCAGTTGATCAAATTGTCACTGACCAACTCACAAACATTGAATCAGAGTTTTACGATAACAAACTGCTGTTGCAAATATATCAAAATCTATGAGATTGTATTTCAATGGTTGTAGTCACACGTATGGCGACGATTTAGATTCACCTGCCACGCAAGCATGGCCTAGCATTTTGGCCAACAGCCTCGGTGGTGAATTTTTAAATGATGCTGTGAGTGGCAATGCAAATGATCATATCATCTACAGAACAATAAAAAATGCTGCCAAGTTTGATAAAATTTACATTGCCTGGACTTACATTGAAAGATTCACCAGATACCGAGTTGACAACAACTACGTGGTAAATTTCAATCCCACGTTGAACAACAGGCTGTATGGCAATGATCCAATCTTTGTCAACTACGGAAAAATGCATTATGCGACATGGTACAATGAGTTGTACGGTTTCAAATTGTGGTTGCAAGATATCGTTTTATTGCAACGCTATTTAGAATCCCTAAAAAAACCATATGTAATGGTGAACACTGACAATAATCTAATAGATCGGTGGAGTACTTCTTGGCCTGAGTTTGTTTCTAGTGTACAATCACTGTTGTGCTTTGACTTTATGAATGATGACCAATTGTATCAGGAACATCAAGAAATTCAAACACTGTTGTCACAAATAAACTTTGATCATTACGTTGGTTGGAACAACTGGTGGCTTACCAAAGATCCATTCGCCACCGGTGCCACCGGGCATTATTTGTCCCAAGGGCACGAACACATTGCAAAATACATTTTAGAACATGATACACATTAAAAATCTCACTGTTAAGAACTTTATGAGTGTGGGCAATGCCACACAAGGCATTGACTTTGACCGTCAAGACCTTACATTGGTGCTGGGTGAGAATTTGGACCTAGGCGGCGATGGCAGTCGCAATGGCACAGGCAAGACCACAATCATCAATGCCTTGAGCTATGCCATGTATGGACAAGCACTCAGCAACATTCGCAAGGACAATCTAGTAAACAAAACCAACGGCAAAGGCATGTTGGTCAGTTTGGACTTCTCCGTCAACGGTAAAACATACAAGATTGAACGTGGCCGCAAACCCAATGTGTTGCGCTTCTATGTGGACAGCGAAGAACAAACTGCCACAGACGATGCACAAGGTGACAGCCGCGAAACACAGGATGCCATTGAGCGTGTGTTTGGCATGAGTCACGACATGTTCAAGCATATCTTGGCCTTGAACACCTATACTGAACCATTTCTAAGTTTAAAAGCCAACGAACAGCGTACTATCATTGAGCAGTTGTTGGGCATTACAGTTTTGAGCGAACGTGCTGAACGCATCAAGGAACTCAACAAGGCAACCAAAGATACTATTACTTCGGAAGAGTTTAGAGTACGTGCTGTGCAAGAAGCCAACAAACGCATTGAAGAACAGATTGAGAGTTTACGTCGACGTCAAGGCCTGTGGCAAAAGAAATACGACAGCGACTTAGCTTATCTAGTGGGTCAGTACGATGATCTAGCCCGAGTCAATATTGAAGCAGAGTTGTTGGCCCACAAAGACCTTGCTGTTTGGAACGAACGTAAAAAACAAGCAGACGCACATGATCGACTGCTGGCATATCAAACTGCTTGGCAACAAACACAAGCCAAAGAAATTGCTGTATTGAAAACCACTCACAATCAACTCAGTCACATTGATATTGCCGCAGAGCTACAAGCACACCGAGACCTAGCAGCGTACAATCAACGAGCCAAGGACATTGCTGAACTTGAAAAACTTATTGCTCGATGTGTCACAGACGAAACCCGAGAAATAAAGACGTCTGACAAACTCCGGGCAGAGATTGCTGAACTGGAAGCACACAAGTGTTATGCCTGCGGTCAAGAGTTTCACGACGGTGCCCACGAAACTGTGCTGGAAACCAAACGAAAAGCATTGCAGGAGTCTGCACTACAAGCATTGGCCACTAATGGTCAGTGGATGGAGAATACTGATGCGCTCCGAGCATTGGGCGAACTGGGTGTCAACCCCACCACACACTACCGAACTGAAGCTGAAGCCATTCGTCACAGCAGTGAATTAGAAAACATACAACAAAAGATCACAGACAAGTCTGCAGAAACGGATCCTTATGCAGAACAACTTGCAGGTTATGTACCTGTGGAACTGGGCGCACAGCCTACTACCCATTACGACACAGAAGCACAGGCTGTCAAACACTCTACCCAGGTAAATAACTTACTACAACAGATTACCAGCAAACACGCCGAAACTGATCCTTACAGCGAACAGATTGAGGACATGCAACAACAGGCTCTACAAGTCGTTGACTACAACAAAATTAACGAACTGACCAAAGTACAAGACCATCAAGAATTTTTGTTGAAGTTATTGACCAGTAAAGATTCATTTGTTCGCAAGAAGATTATTGATCAGAATTTGAGTTACTTGAACGCACGACTTACACACTACTTGGATCGCATTGGATTGCCACATACTGTGAAGTTTCAAAACGATTTGAGTGTAAGCATTGAGGAATTGGGACGTGAACTGGACTTTGATAACTTGAGTCGTGGTGAACGCAACAGATTGATATTAAGTATGTCATGGGCGTTCCGTGATGTGTGGGAAAGTTTGTATCACCCCATCAATATCTTGTTCATTGATGAGATGATTGATTCAGGGCTAGATACACAAGGTGTAGAAGCTAGTTTGGCGCTGTTAAAGAAGATGACTCGTGAACGCCACAAGAGTATTTGGCTAGTGAGTCATAGAGACGAACTTGCCGGACGTGTAGAGAACATACTCAAGGTAGTTAAAGAAAACGGATTTACCAGTTACAATACAGATGTAGACATTTCTTAATCAATATGATCCATGCAATAATTTTAACAGTTCCAAGAAAAGCAGCAGTACGTCCTGCGGCTGCTCCTGCTATTATTAAACAAATATTCAACAAGCATGGGATTAGAAGTAAATGTCTAGATATAAATTTAGATTACTTTACAAGATTTCAACAACAATGTAATCCCGTGTTGTGGAATGAAATTGATGAGTACCTGTTTATCAAAAACAAACAACTCAGTGCATCTGCTCAAGTAGAATTCGATCGGCTCATTCAACACTGGATTGAATTGATTTCTACATATCAGCCCAAACAACTATTGATCAGCGTGTTCAGTTGGCAAGCACAACGTTTCACTGAAAAGTTTTTAGAAAAATTTAGAGTCCAATTTACATGTGAAGTTATCATAGGCGGGCAAGGACTCATACGTGAAGAAAATGGAAGTTTTGCAGATCGTCCAACTTTTGCACATTACCTCAAGCAACTTGGCTTGATTGATCACTGGATACGCGGCGAAGCCGAAACTACTATACCAGCAATCATACAAGGCAACTATAATGCAGCCGGGATAGACACTGATTTTTTTGCTGAACGTAGCAACATTGCTGACCAACCTGTGATGGATTTTGGTGACTTTGATATAAAATCATACAAGAATGGCAGTAAACACGGTGTGCTACCAATAGAAAGTTCTAGAGGTTGTGTTAGAAAATGTGTGTTTTGTGATATTCCTACCATACACGGCGGGTTCCGAGTCAAGTCAGGATCACAACTGGCCAACGAAATGATTCACTACTATGAACAATACGGGGTGAGAGATTTCTTTTTTCACGATGCATTATGCAATGGTAGCATGAAAGATTTTCGCCAATTTAACCGAACATTGATAGACTATTATGAATCTCACAATCTTCCTGACAGGCATTTTGCCTACAGCAGTCATGCTATTGTGCGTAGACCTGGCGCCATGCGACCTGTAGATTTTGAACACATGGCACGAGCAGGTGCAGAGACCATGGTGTTAGGCATTGAAAGTGGCAGTGATCGAGTGCTAGCTGACATGCGCAAAGATTTTACCATGGCTGATCTTGACTACAACATGGCACAATACAGCAAAAACAAAATGCAGGTTTATTTTTTAATGATTACCGGCTTTCCCACAGAGACTGAGGAAGACCATCAGGCATCGTTGAATCTGCTGACCAAGTATCAACGATTTGTAGCAGACGGTACCATCATTGGTGTCAACTTAGGCACCACGCTGACCATAGAGCAAGGCACACCCATGTTTGATCAGCCCAATACACTGAACATAATTGGCATCAACAATCAGCGTCCGCAAGGGGCAGATTGGATGTGCAAAGATAATCCTGAGTTGACTTACAAAAAACGTATCATGCGTAGAATACAGATACAAGAACATTGTGAGCAACTGGGATATACATTTTGGAAAGGTGATGATCAACTCAAGACGCTGATGGACAAGTATCAAGAACGCTTGGCTAGAATTCAGGAGTTGGTGCATTGAAAATTCAACTGAACTTTGCAGTAGAACGAAGACTAGGGGATCCATTGATCAAGGTCACCATTGACGACTACATGTTGTTGTATGATGGCGTTGCACAGGACAATTTAGAATTTGATGTGCCACTAGATGACGGCAATCACGAATTAAAAATCACACACTATGGCAAGACTGTGCATGATCATGTGTTAAACTCAAATGGCAGCATTGCCATAGACAAACACGTAGAAATAGCCGGAATACACTTAGACGATACCCCGTTAACTGGTGAATTGTGGTTGGGAAAATTTTTTCCTGTGTACATGCACAAAGCCGACAACGAACCGTATTCAATATGTCCCAATTTGTACTTGGGGCATAATGGCACATGGGTGTTGGAGTTTGCAACCCCTGCATTGAAATGGTTGATTGATATTAGACGGCCAGGACCACAATTAGGCAATACTATTTTTAAAACTAATCATCAAGTGCTTCAAGAAATCAAAACCGTATTTGAGAATTTGCCTGATGTTTGATTATCAAAGTGTTTGTGAATATCAGCTTGAAATTACAACCTACTGTAATGCTGCCTGTCCTCAATGCCCACGTAATAATCTAGGCACCGGCGTCAATCCTTACATGCCACTCACACACTTGCCACGTGTGACCATTGATCAAGCATTTAACGCAGAAATGTGTCAACGTTTGAGACAAGTGTTTTTTTGTGGCAGTTATGGTGATCCCATAATGCATCCAGACTTCTTGGACATCTTGCGTGACTTTAGAAGCAAGAGCCCCACCCTGTGGTTGTACATACACACCAATGGCGGGGCACATGACCCTGAGTACTGGGCAGAAATAGCTGCTATCATGAACGGCTATGGTCAGATAGACTTTGGTATTGATGGGCTGGCAGACACTTTACATCTGTATAGAAAGAATGTAAAATACAGCAAGGCGATTGACAATGCGCGAGCATTTATCAACGCTGGTGGTAGAGCACAATGGAATTTTATTGTGTTCCGACACAACGAATATCAAGTTGATCTAGTTCAGCAGTATGGTCAAGCACTTGGCTTTCACAATGTGTTGATTCGTAAGACTGGTAGATTTTTAAATCATACCACTATGAACGAGATGAACTCTTGGCCCGTGACAGGTGCTGATTACGTGTTGGAGCCACCAGATAGCGAGCAGTATAAAAATCGTAGTATACAATACCTACCTGAATTAAAGAAAAAATATATCAATATCAAAGAATATTTTGAGGCCACACCAATACAATGTGACGCACTGGCTGGAAAGAAAGTTGCTGTTAACGCCGAAGGCATGGTGTTGCCTTGTAATTTTTTCAATCACAATTTGTATGATGCAAGATTTAGAGATGGAACATTGCCTGGTGCAAATCCGTTGAGTACCGTAAATGGTAAAAATCAAGTGCGTGAATTTTTAGAACGGTATGGGCTAGACAATTTGAACATACATCACAGCACACTGCCAGAAATATTTGCCAATGAATTTTGGCAGGATCTTACAGCATCATTCAACAACAGCAACAGATTGTTTGAATGTGCAATGACCTGTGGCGAAAAATTTACAAAAGTATGGGATCAATCACGATGAAAATGTTAGTAACAGGCGGTAACCGAGGACTAGGCAAGCACCTGGTAAATGTTTTTGCTGCAGACAGTGTAAGCAGAGCCACAAACTTGGACATCACCGATGAACAAGCAGTCAAGCTGATTGCTCAACAAAGTTTGAATTATGATGTGTTTGTCAACAATGCATTTGATGGTCCACCGCAGGAGGCCTGGGCTAACTTTGCACAAACAAACTTGTACATGGCTGTGTATGACAAGTGGAAAGATGCCGGCAAGAGCGGACATATTTTCAACATTGGCTCAGTGGGCGAAAAGCATGTTGTTGCCGCCGAACCCAGGTTCGAAACGTACCGGGTGGCCAAGGCAGCACTGGCACATGCTAGTAGGCAGGGCACACATTCATTCAAACAAAATCTAGTGCAGTTCCGAACCACGCTGATCACACCCGATCGCTTGGACACAGAATTAAGCCGTAATCGTGCCACTTGGACCGGAAACGGCATCAATTTAACAGATATCAGCAATTTTATACGATACGCTACCACATTATCCCCAAACACTGTGGTAGAAGAGGCAACTTTTTACGTGAACTTTGAACACAAGGCATAACTATAGCACGAAAGGCAATTACCCAAAACTCACATGACATGGCTTTATCAAGACACCCCAGTTGAGACACTGCCCGAAGAATGTGTGGGGTTTGTTTATCAGATCACAAATAATCTATCTGGACGCAAGTACATAGGCAAAAAATTAGCAAAATTTAGTAAAACAACGTACAAGACAGTAAAACAAAAGAACGGCATCAAAAAGCGGAAAAAGATACGAACAAAGATCGATTCAGATTGGCGTGAGTACTACGGGTCAAGCCCTGAATTAACCGCAGACGTAATCAAACTAGGCACCGAAAACTTCTCCAGAGAAATACTTTACTATTGCAAAAGCAAGAGTGAGTGCAGTTACATTGAGGCACGAGAGCAATTCAGTAGACGAGTATTGGAATCAGCAGATTATTACAACGGCCATATACAAGTACGTGTACATGGCTCACACATCAAAGATAAAATTTAATCACGACTCTGTGTTGGATGCATGATCCAACCCCATTGAGGAACGGTGCAATACCCGGTCTGGACTTGGGCGTCAAAGGCAACTGTTAACTTAAGGCAGCAAATGGTTGGGGCAATGAGAAAAAGCAACCCCTGCTCATAGGATTTGGATCTATTTCGGGTTACTAGGGTTCCGTTGATATGTGAAGCTAGAGTAGGGGGTACCGGTCAACCGCCTCCGTGTTGGAAACAACAATCTCTTTAAAATAGATGACTGCGGTCACTCAGATGATGCATTCAATTCACCGTGCATACGGTGAATTATGACCACAGTATCTAGATGATACTTAGAAGACAGTACGTTGATGAACGAAGTGAAATCAACAGATCTCGTTAGAGATCTTTAATCGTCTAAGTTGGTATCTGGCCAATCTCTAAACAATGCATGTTGAATGTTTCCTGAAACAAACTGATTGAATGATTTGTGTTTGGTTTCAAGATCGCCTTTGAGTGGAGCAACACGTTTGAATGCCGAATCCATTTGTGCCATGTCTCTGAACTCCATTATAATCATCCATTCTGGCATGTCAGCAATGCTACGAAATCCCATTTTGCAACGTGTGATTCTATAGGTTTCCATACGACCTTCACTTACCAAATGATCAAAGAAACTCTTCATTCCGTTGACCCAGTCAATATCAGAAATGTCGCCTTCTTTATCTGCCCAAATTGTATATAAATCCATGTTTACTCCAGTGGTCCTAAAATTTCAAATCCGTCTATTTCAGATTTGTAAGAGTGTGCTTGTTCAAGATACAGGTACCGGAATCCTCGTAGTTTGTATATGGCACACTCTGCTTTCATTGTTTCTATACCCATGCGTAGTTTGGGATTGTGATAAGTCCAAGCAAACTGATCGCACAGGGCATTGTATTGATCATAGCGTTTGATCAGTGAAAACGCTACTAATTTTGCCTGGTCATAGTATCCAATAATGTCAGTCATTGGATCGGTGTATCTGCTGTCAAAAATAGGCATCACACTTGAAAACTTTTTGTACACGCAGTAATCACGATAGATGGTATTGAGTGCAGGGATATCTGGCCGGGTTATGTACATCCATTCTATGCCTATGCTGTAGTTGGTTTTGCTGAGGTCAACTCTGGCAAACTGATAACTGCTCATCTAGGATCCTGTCTATGATTAAACAGCCCTGTAAGGTACTCTTCTGGCCAGGTATGGTAGAAACCTTTTGAGCCC